CATATCCTGCTCACCTTTTTGGAAGACCACGGCTTCACGTAACGAACCATACAACAAAACAGTCTCAAAATTGCTGCCAACCCATGACGTTCCTGTTGGGTTATTTATTAGAGTAACTGGGACTGAAAAGCCAGAACCAGAGTTTCCTAAATTTGCTGTTGACGCACTAAGCACATCACCAACAATGTAAAAAGAACCGCCATCACGAATAGTTACTGTAGTTACAGTACCGCCAGATATAACAATATCTGCATACGCATACTGACCAGACCCGCCTGTTAAGCTAACAGCTTGGTAAGTTCCATCTATGTAACCAGAACCACCTGTAATAGTGCCAAGCCCAGACAAAACACCTTGCACTATAGATACTGGGTAGTAATAGTAATTTAATTCGGTTTGGTAGTTTGAAGTTGGAGTTGGTCCAATAATATAGGTATATGGTAAAAATTGAGCGTAATACTTAGGAATACCAGTATCAGTAGGGCTAGGGTAAACCTGGCGAATAAAATTAACGTCTTTGTCAATTAAGTATTCGTAGTTACCACTTCCATCAATAACTGCCAATGAAAAAGAAGCTAGGTAATCAGACGGCAGTGCTAAGTAATAGTCGCCAGCTGTAAAGTTACCAATAACGTTTTTACGAATAGCTGGAATTTGCACGGCATTATATATACGCTCTTCGCACTGCTGAACAAACGTAGGAATACTCTGAACAAATAATTGCTCAGTAGATTCTGCGTAGTTCTGAATTGCTTGATATAACTGCTCGTAATTCATAACTTAAGCCATTGGTCCACGGGTTTTAATGCCTTTGGTAGCAGCGCCATAACCACGCATAGTTTTTTCACCGTTTTTGTTTTCTGGGGTGTAATTACCTTTGCTTGTGCCTGCTACGGAAATATTAAATGCGCCCAGAGGATTACCGCTTTTATTAGTCACATCTTTAGCAGCGGCTACTGGGTTATTCATAGGTTGTTTGTAAACGCCAATATCGTTGCCACCACCTGCAGGATAACTAAATCCAGTATATGCACTAGCGTCTTTGTTCTCTTTAGCATTACCTAAAGGATACTTTTCAGCGGGCATTACTTTAACTTTTTTTTCGGTAGTCATGATTAACGTCCTCTTCCAGCTTTTTGGTTAGCTACTTTAGCCAAGTTGCGACCCATTAGCTTCATGTTCTTATTTAAAGTACTTGTGCTGGCTTTTGGACCACTTAAAATAACGTTTGGACCGCTATTTGGGTAAATTTTTGGGTCAGTTTTACCTTGTTTGGTAATACCATCCGCACCTTTTTTGTATCCCATTTTTAACTCCTAAGTTGTTGTTACTGTAACTGTACCTAAAACTACACCAGAAACCAAGTCATTTGGCGTCATAGGCCAGTTAGACCCACCACCAACAGGATTCCAGCCCCATTGAAACACTCTACTACCTAACTCAGGTACACCAAAACCGCTTGGTGTAACTCCACCAGTACTAGAAGTTTGTAAACCGCTTTGTCCTGATACTAAATAACTTACATCAGGTCTTGGCTCCCTTACAGCTTGGGGATCATTTACTGGATACAGACCTAATGATAACTGTGGTTGATCTGGATCCCAACAAGAATTACAAACTTTAACTCGGTAAGGCTTAGTCTTTAATATTTGTATCCGTAATTCCTTAAGCATGTACCGCTGACCGCACCTATCGCACTCAGCAATTGAATGTTTTCCAGAAGCATATTTACTTGGCATGGCATATCATCGGTAATAGAACGAATTACGTGGCACAAATCGAATAGGGGCTTTTTCCCGATCTTCGGAAGAAGCTAAATCCCATTGCTGTTCGTAATCAGCTTTGAGCATACCAATTCTAGCCATATCTACTTCAGGCATTTTACTGCTTAAATAATAGGCAAGACCAGCAGCCATACAAGGTATAAAACGGAATGGTATATCTTCAGTTCTAACACCTGATCCAGCGTCTTGCATTCTGCGTAGTCTGTAATACACAAATGTGTACTGGTTTCCTGGAGGGTTTGGAGTAGGCCAAACGTTGATACAAGGCAAATTATTTACAAAGACCTCTGCCAAAGCTGCATGACTAGTAGCTGTAGTACCGTTTTGACCACGCCAAGCGTTAAGTATTTGATTTCCAACAATATTTTGATAGCCAATAGTTTCAGCACCAATATTTACAAAGCCCTGAGTAGGTAGCTGAGACACGTTAGTTAATGTAATAGTGGTATCTGTATCAGTTATTGGGTATCCAGCAGCAAGAGTTGTCTGCGGAATAGTAGATACATTTCCTGACTGACGATTAACCCATACTTGAATAGGGCGCCCATTAGCGTTTTTATTAGGAATAGTGATGTAGGTAGATTCACTAATACGAGAAATATTAATATCAATCTGGTTATTGGCTTGCCCATTGTTAGTTCTAACAACGGTATCTAAAAGGTCAATCGTGTCTACAGGGATAGGGTAAATAGCCTGATTAGTGTTCATCAGAATCTGCCCCTGCTCAACAGTCCACAGATTAATACCTCTGTTAGCCCACTCAATAGTTAACAGGTTTAAAGACCGCCTAGCAGTCCGAAAGTCATAACCAGAACGAAGCTCTAAACCACAACGCTCAAACGCCTCCTCAACGAGGTCGTTCATATCCAAATTAAATGTGGTTATGCCTGTAGTAGTCATTTCATCTTCTTCAAAGTTTGGGCTAATCTAGCTCTTTGCCCCAGTTTTCCTGGTTTTTTGGCTGCCGCTGCTAGCTTTTTAGCTGGAATTGGCTGCCCTGCTTTTGCCCCCAGTTGCGCTCTTAACGCTCCTGGTTTTTTAATTGCTTTTTGAATCCATTTTTCTGCCATGATTATTTAACCTTTCGGTACGGCTTTACTTTTGCTTTTACCTTTTGCGGCTGCGGCACGAACTGCTGCCCCTGTGCTTTTCCTGCTCGTTTTGCTCGTGTTGTTGCTGCGTACTCCTGCGGGCTTAACGCTTGTATTGCTTTTTTTGGCAGGTACCGCTCGCCTGTTTCGGACGACTTCTTCCCCGACTTGGTTGTCCACTTTTGGTCCCCCCAAGCCTTTAAAGAACGTTGCGATTTTGCTAAACCACTCATTTATACCCACCACCAGCCGCCTTATATTTTTTAGCTACTAGTTGCGCTTTACGAGCCGACCACTGACCTGCGCCAGTACCTTGTGTTGCAGCTGCTTTAACTTGAGAAACTATACGCTTACGCATCTCTGGTTTTGTGTAGTTACCAGCCTCATTAACTTTACCGCCGTCTGCGTATTGAGTAAAGTCAGTATTATCACGACGTTCTTTTTTAACGCCTTTACCCATCTTAGAAGGCATAATAGCGCCCATTCCTCTACTTGGCATCATGCTCTGGTCTTTCCACGAATGCAGCAGCCATCTGCTCTAGCTGATGCGGATTTAACTTTACCGCCTTTTTTCATACCAGAACTTTTAATTTCTGTTTCAGCTTGCTCTTTAGTCTTTCTACCTGCAGCTACTTCGGCTTCTAATTCTTTAATTTTTTCATCTTTGGTTTTACTAGTTTCACCAGTAACGTCATCTACAAACTTATTAATTGAGTCAGACACCCCAGGAATAATCGAAGCGCTTCCTAATTGTTTAGTTACATCACCAAGCTGTTTAGTGTAGCTCATACTAAGCCCTCGTCTTTCCACGAATACAGCATCCGTCTGCTCTAGCTGATGCTGATTTAACCTTACCCCCTGCCTTATATTTAGGCTTTAAAAACTTTGTATCACCACCGCCACCGCCACCGCTACCGCCACCACCAGTAGGCTTGGGCAATCTGCCCATATCTTGCAGTCTTTCAGTATAGGTGCGTGGGCGTTCAGCTTCAGCTTTTGCCCTTGTTTCTTCTGCCATTTTGCTTACTTCAGCCCTAGCTCGATCATTTTTAGCTTTTTCTAAAGCTTCATCAAACTTTCCAGGGCCGCGTTTTTCCTCGGGAGTGTATTTCTCTTTCCCGTCACCGCCAGCTGGATTAGAAGGATCTACAGGCTCAATTGCCATTACTTGGCTTTCTTGCCCATTCCGCCACTACACATAGAAATCATGGTGCCTTTGGATTTGCCTTTAACAGCAATTCCATTAGCTTTGTTAAGCTGGCTAGCTTTACCACCAGAAGCCATCTTCTTAACTTTGCCACCTTTACGCATACCATCTTTATCTTCATCGTATGCTAAATGTTTAGCAACAATTTTGCCTTCTTTTTCAGCATGGGCATCACGTTTTGCAGTGCTACCAGAGAAAGACTTCTTGCCAGACTTATAGTCATATTCCATTTCTTTGGTAACTTTTTTTGCTACTTGTTTGCTTGGAGCCATCATGATTAACAACCTTTCATTTTAATAAATGTGCCTTTAGTTCTACCTTGTTTGGTAATACCGTCAGCAGCACTAACGTAACCACCACCCTTTAAAGACAATTTAGTCATTTTCCCACCGTGTTGCTGGGTATCGTGCTCTTTCATAGCCCGCTTAATCATCTTTTTATCTTGTGCTAAATCTGCGTCTTTCATAATTTACCTTTGAATAAGTTGGTCAATTTTGCTTTCAAGCTTGTTAAACCTTGCATCAATGTGCTCCATAATGCGCTCAACTTCTGCTTTAGTAACGTTATCACGGGCTACCTCTTCTCTTGTTTTGTTTACCAAAATACCAATACGACTAAGTTCATTAAACTTCTCGTGCATGATATATCCAATTAAGGCTACAAATATTGTTAGCCCACCTGTCCAAAGTTCCATCACGTTTAGCATTTCCACCTCGCAAGAGAGGCAGCCTTCCTAGTAGGACGACCTTTTTTGTCTTTCATTGGGCCAGGCATACCAGACATGCGAGCGCAAAAAGAGTCTTTTCTAGACCCGCCTTGTGGCTGTGGAGCCTTTAGATTCGAGCCAGTAGCCGCATTATATTTAGCACGACCTTTGGCGGTAAGCCCAGCGCCCTTAGATACAGGCAACTTTTCACCACGACCAATCGCAAGAGAGGGGCCTTTTTTCTTAGCCATGGAAAACTGTTACCGCTGCGTTGGTTGGTAAATTTACATACACACCATTATTAAACCTAATACCTTCACCAGGTATTAATGTAGAAATAATTGCTGTGTTTACAGTAATATTTATTTTTAAACGCTCAGTACCCGAAGCAGAATTAGCTGCAGTGTCATAAAAAATAATTTCACCAGCGGTTCCACCAGAAGCTACTTGATACCCTTTAATTCTAGTAG